TGCTTTCTTGCTTCCTTATGCTTTTGTGGATTGATGGTTGCACTTACTCCTTCATCTACACTTTCGTCACTTTGTAAATATTCTGCTGCAGTATCAATATAATCTGCGGCTCTAGTAATTTTAGATTGAACCCAAGCTGGAAGTTGAGTATCGCTTTTTTTTATAACCTTTCTTAATTTATTAATGGATCTCTCAATAGCATCCATTTCATTGCGAGCCATATATCCTTCATCATCTTTTCTTTTACCACTTGCAATTTCTTTGTGGTCTTCAGACAACTTTTTCATTTTTTGATGATACTTTTCTTTATTTATAAAATATTAAGTATTTTCGTTGTTTTTATTAGATTTTAAGAATTTAGATAACTCTGCAGTAGATCCAATAAAAAGTGCATTATTAGTCACATTAGTTTGTGATTTTATTTGGCTATTATCTTCAATATCTTTTAATTTTTTTTGCAAATCCAATAATTTATCTGTGGCATCCGATACATTTTTTATTAGTTGCCCAACAACTTCATATGCTCTAGGTTGCCCACCATCTTGAGCTAATTCTAAAGCACTATTCAATGCTTCTTGACCCTTTTCAATTATTGAATAAAGATTTCCTCTTGTATATTCATAATCTTTTCTGACATCGTTATTTAATTCTGCAACTTCTTTTGCAATATTTTTTATTTCCTTTAACGTATTTTCTGTGTGAATAATCTCAGTCTCTACATCAAAAGCACTTTCTAAGTCGGTAAATTTTTCTGCCATTTTTAAATTTAATCAATAGAACCATCAAATCCAAAATTATCATTCTTATTTACTAATGAATTATCTTCAGATGTTATCAACTTGACAGCACTTCCAGATACATGTTCAGTTGAAATAGTATTATAAGATCCTCTAACAACAATTAAAGTGTTATTGGAATTTGATTTTACAAATAATGTTTCATTATTTATTGTTATATAAGAATTGACTGGAATTTCAGAACTATCTTGAACATTTATAATAGTATCTTCTTCATTAATATTATCGACAATATTTGTTGCAATGTCACCTGTATAATTTTTAGTTGCCTTTGGTTCAACGGTATAAACAACATTTCTTCTTGGAGTGTCTCCATATTCTCCAGATGAAAGACCAAGAGAAACTTTTTTGATAATATCTTTTGCCGATTCTGACCCAGAAATTGGACCAAAAAGGTAAGTCTTTGCTGTAAACTTTAAAGTATAAATTAAAGATCTTCTCACAGAATAATCACCTTCATAATTATCCTGCATAGAAATATTTTCTAATGTTATAGGAATATCTCTTTTTTCTCCAATACTTGATACTAAATCTATAGATAAATTGTATGAAGGTTGAAAATATGGCAATATTTGCTCTACAATTTGAAGCATATCATCATTCAATAATGTCATAATAGATAGCTCAAAATCCATATTATATGGAACTGGCATATATGCCTTTCTTAAATCAGTATTATCTGTTCTTATTGTTGCTACAAATGATTGTGTTGGTGCTAATTTTCTTGCAGTATCATAACGCAATCCAACAAATTCAAAAGACATTCTTGGTAATGTTATTTGAACTGGTTTGTTCAAATTTGGTTCTTGTTCTAAGCGAGCCAAAAACTTTTGAGTTGGACCATAAGCTAAAGGAACTTCTATTACCGAATCGACAGTGTTATTATTATCCTTTCTTTCTACAGTTATACCATTAAATAGCGTACCAAATGCTACAATAGTCTTTCTAAGAATTTCGTGGTAAAAGTGATCAAACATATTGGAAATTTAAAAATTTTATTATGGGGTTCCAAATGGATTTGATTCACTAAAATCTATTATTTGATTTGCTTCGTCTTGAATAACTTGATTTTGAGCAAATCCATCATTGCTATTATCAGTATTTAGTGACTTAATTCTGTATGTTGCACCAGATTCTTGCCCAACTAAATTTTCACCAGAATTAAATGATCCAGTAATTTTAGATAATTCTAAAATTTTAGTTATACCATTCCAAGATTTTACTCTGGCAGTAATACTACTAGAACTTCCAACTACAATCTCATTAAATATATATGTTCCGTATCCAACTATACTTTCTGGGGATGAAATTGTAATTGTTGGTGTTGATTGATATCCTAAACCACCATTGGTTATTAGAATTTGTGTTACTGTTCCACTAGAATTTATAACTGCTTTTGCTGATGCTTGTATTGTAGAAATTCCAGTAAAAGTAACAGTTGGTGGGTTTAAATATCCAGATCCACCATTCATTATGGTAATTATTCCAACTACACCATTTCCAATTACTGATGTTGCTCTAGCACCAGATCCACCACCACCAATAAATGAGACTTGAGGAGCAACTGTATATCCATATCCAGGATTTACAATATTAACTGCTTGTACTCTAGATAAATCTGGATTTGGTTCACAAAAATCTATAATACCAGAAATCATAGATGCAATTCCAACAGCAGTTAACCCATTATTTGGTGCTGATGAAAATCCTACTGAAGGTACATTAGTATATCCAGATCCTCTATTTAATAAATTAACTCTTGTAACTCCACCATTAATTGTAGAAGTTATAGCGGATGCAGTAGATCCAAATCCAACCATTTGATAAAATAAATTATAACCTTCTGATTCAACATTATCATCAATAAAATCTATATTGGTATCTACCAATTCATTATTATATGCAAATAGTTCACAACGCAATTCGTAAGTATAACTGCCTTGAAGTTGATAAAATGGTTTTTCGTGTTCAACATATTTTATTTCAAATAATCTATCACCAAGAGGAAAATAAATTAAATCACCTTCTTTTGGTCTATCCGTCAACTTCATACTTTCTTTATCATGAATTAATGGTTTTACTGCCAATTCATATCTTTCTTTTGATATTGTTAACGTAAGATCATCTAATTCTTGAACTCCGAATTTTGAAAGTAATGTTCCAGCTCCACTATATCCTTCATAAGTTTCCACATATGCTTCTAATGGAACTGCATATTTAAACTCAGATTTTGAAACTTCTTCTATAATAGTTTTTTCATTAATATAACTTCTCGGTATATAATAAATTTCAACACCGTACATTCTTAATTGTTCATTTACCAAATCTTGAATAAGATTTTTTTCACCTATAGAACCATGGAGAAAGAATGGATTTAATGCCATTTTGGTTTACCCGATCATGTCTAGTGGTGGTAATTCATATGTAGATGACATCTTATTCATAATCTCATCAATCTCTCTTTGAGCGTCATCATACATTTGTCTTCCATTTAATTCTATTCCACCTGGTAATTTTACACCTTGGAATTTAATTAAATTTTGACCCCATTGCTTTTTGATAAGTGATGTTAAATATGGTTTTAAGAACGAATCATTCCATACTCTACTATAATCATTGGGATCTAATGCCCTATAACAATCAATTATTATAAATTCTCCTGCTTTTAAACTTGCCCAATCAATGTCTAGATATAATCTATCCATTCTTTGATTAAATCTTATTTGCTTTTGAGTTGTCAATAAAAAGTCAATGTCTTCAAGATATCTTTTAACCATTGAATATGTTAAAAGTTCTGTAGACCCCCAATAGTAAATATCATTTAAAAATAATTGATATTTTATACTAAACATTCCACTAGAAATACTATTAGATCCTTCAAAGTGGAAAATTTTATTAATTCCAATTATTGATGGTGGAACTTGTAAATAATTACTGCTTTCAAAGTAATTAAATGTTGTTGGAGTCCCCGCAATATTTGTAGTTGCTGAAGTTGTTGCAATACCAACTCCACCCATTTTTGCTCTACCTCTATCAATGTCTCCCTGGGTTACTTGATATTTTAAATACATTTGAGAGACACCATCAAAATGTCTCTCTTGAAAAAATTGTATAGCATCATCAACAAGATCATCAATTTGCTCATCTGCAACATTAATTTCTAAAACTGGGTAACCAAGTTTTCTCTTGCAATAATCTATTAATTGTTGTCGTGATGCTGGTTGTGCCATTTTACAACTGCCCCAAATTTACTATAACTTCTTGTTGTTGAAAGTATAATTTAATATATGATTTTGCAAGTTTTTTTAAATACTCAATATCATCTATATTATCTATATCTCTAGATATTTTCTCATATTCAAAAGATTTGTTAAAATCTGTTAAAAAAATTTTGTCAGGATCCATTTGCAATTGCCCTCAATAATGATTTAATTTCATCTAAATCTGACTTTAGACTATTTAAATCATTTTCAATGTTATCAATCCTACATTTCTCACGTTCTTTTGAATTTTTTAAAGACTTGTAGGATTGATAACCTTCTTTATTTGTGTTTATTATGGCATTTGATTGCACATCTCTAACTAAATGATTATGACCTTCAACTTTTAAATAGTGATTGTTCATTTTAAGCTAAAGCAATTACACGTAAGTCTTTTATTCTTGGAGGATGTGCCTGATTAGTAGACGTTCCTATTAACTTTATACCAAAATATCTAAATTCTGGTAAATCATCAATAAAGAATTCATAATCTTTAAAGACTATTTCACGACTACCAAATCCAAGTACATCTGTTTTAGGTACTAATTTATTAGGTAATCCATCACTGTTAAAGATATCAATTACGTTTCCATTTACGTCCAAATTATTATATCCTGGGAAAGGATAGTAAATTGGATTGGATTGTAATGTATTTGAAATAGTGTAGAATGCTCTAATTTCACTAAAGACATTTACATAACCAGATAATAAAATTTTAATAGAGGATGCAGAATTTTCAAGACCAATTAGTTTATTGGTGTAAATAAATGCCGTTGGATCTTCTAATATTGAAGAAGTTCTACTATCATTAATATAATCATCAATGGCATTATTTACTCTATTTGTTGTTAAAATTAATCCAACTCTATCTAAATCGATTACTGGTGAAACAGTATTATTTAAAGTTGATAGGTTGAAAGTTACACTTAATGATTTATTTCCTGGTAAACTATTTAATTTATCCAGTTCATTGACCTTCGATGCTACTATTCGTGGAGTATCAAAATAAGTATTTTCTGATATATTTAATGGAAGTATTTCGGATTCAATAAATGATACTTCACCACCATCAATACTAGTTCCAGTTGTAGTTTTAATGGAAGAACGAATGTTAGTTTCAGATAAAACTAATGTTTGAACTATTGGTCTTGCTATTTCATATTGTATATTTTGGGAAGCACTTATAGAGTTACCTCCTGTTGATTTGGTGTCATTAATATATAATTTTTCAAATCCAGAACCACTATTTCTATCAGTTCCATTTGAAGACATGTCGAGTTTAATATAATAATAATCTAATCCTACTGGTCTTTGAACAAGAGCATCTTGTAAATCATGAGTTTTGTTGACTCTTCTTAATGAAACTCCATTTAATTCATATTTTTTAACTATTGAACCTGATGAATAATTATAAGATCTTGTCTGATCAATACCTCTAGTTATTCCTATTAATTGACCATTACCAACACCAGTGTAAGAAATTACTTCATTATCGATTAAAACATATCCAGGATTTGTTGATGCAACAGAAACATTCTCAAAAGTAGTAAATGATACTGTGCTTGCAATACTAATACTACCAGTTTCTGAATTTGTATAGTCTGTAGTTAATGTTGTTGGGATTATATCTGTATCAATATTACTAATTTGAACCCTATTAATTTCAGAATGCATACCATGATTTTTATGATTCACTTTAATATGCAGTCCATCAGTCTCTAGAGAATACAATTCAACATCAGTTATTAATGCATTTGAACTAGAAGTTGTTAATATAGTTGTAATTCCAGCAACACTATCAACATACTGAATTGGCATGGCACCATTAACTTTAAACTCTCCTTGGACTTGATCCAGAATTAATTCATTTATTCCTGAAATATTTGTCAGTGATAATTGTAAATTTCTACCAAGAGATTGTGTTCCAATTTGCTCTGCAGTTAAGATGTCACCAATTTGATATCCAGATCCTCCATTTGAAATAGTTGCAGCAATTGCAACACCACTAAGACCACTAACAGTTCCAATTGTAATATTTGCCGTAGCATTTTTTCCAGTTCCAGTAGAAGAAACTAATGGAACATTTGTAAATGTAAATGATGATCCATTTGATGGGGTATATCCTATACCAGCATTGACAATTTTAAGATTTCCAGAAGCAGAACCACCAGCACCAACATAATTTGCTGTAGCGGTGTTGTTCAATTGTATTACAGTATTTCCTAAATCTACTGCAGAAACATCTACAGTATCATTTAAAGTTACAATTATTTTTCTAGAATTAAATTCTAAAGAATCTTTTAAAAGTTTTGCAATTTGTGCATTACCCTCTGACAAGTCTGGATTATAAAATGTTATAGATCCATTTTGTCCTTTAAATCTTGCAGAGTATAAATTAAATTTCAAGTCTTCATATTGGCTTGGTGTCCAAGTAGATCCGTTTTGAGACTTGAATAGAGATCCAAGCATTGGTTGAGCAGAAACTAAAACTTGTCTAGATTCTGGTTGAGATAATGTTCCGATATCAATTTCACCCATTCTGGAAATCCATGCAGTATATTCATAAGATTGTGACAATAATACAATAGCATTTTCTGAATTAGGATTTAAATAAATCGGTGATGGGAATATTACTTTAGTTGGTAATGATGCATCTGAAGATGTAATAACATCTTTAGCTTCAATAACAACTTCACTAAAAGGATATATGTCTGTAGAAGGAACTCCATTAACAACAGGTCTAAGTTGAACTGTTACTGGAAGAGTATCGTCTTTAGTATTGAAGAATACATCTAGTGCTGTTACAAAAACTCCTGTACTATTAGTAATAAAGAATGATTGCCCCAGTGGGTCTCCTCCCCATGGTGGGGCGGGTGGAGGAGGTGGAGGTAGTGTTATAGTAGTAACAGTTGTAAATGTGGATACAGCAGTGCTAGTTTGAACATCTGTAGCACCCCTAGATTCACTTACTGTTTCTTCATCAAATCTGGGTTTTCTAGTTGTTCTAATAGTTTCTTGTTGATTATTAATCGTACCTTGAGCAAAATACTGCTCTTCTCCATCAGTTCTAACTACTCCACCAACAGAACTGTTTGTGGAACTACTTGTTAGTTTAAATAACTTAATTCCAGTTTCAAAAGATGGATTTGATATGATATTTGGGTTTGGAATAAAGAATGAACCAATAATTGTACCTACATTATCAGTAAACAAACGAACATTTGTTACAATAGCTTCACCTTGTTCTCCCCTTAATCTCATACCTGTTTGTATAAATCCTCTATACAAACCTTGCGTCATATCTGATAATGAAGCAGTATCAACATTAAGTAAAATTGAAGAACTAGAATATTCTTCTGGAATTGTATATGATTGATTATATGGACTTACTGTAAAGGTATCTAATGGATTTGCAATAGGACCATACTTATGATTTGATTTTGCAACTCTAAATGTAATAAATGGAGTAGAACTATTGATTTCAGTTTCAGATCCAGTTGACATTCTACCAGTTATAAGTTCACCGACATTAAATTTGCCAGTCACCATTTGAATTTCAATAAGTTTTGGTAAAACAAACTTATTTACATCTACACCATCAAAAAATGTGTATATTCTTGTAAAAGGTTTAAATGATTTACCAGTAAATTCAATGTTTCTTGACCTCATGAATGGGATAACTGAGGTGCTAACAACTCTATCACCTTCATTAACAACATCAACTTGTTCTGATAACTTTAATTGTGTTCCAGATCTAGTCTCAGTACCTGTTCTTGTTACAGTAGTTGTTTGAACATTTTGGAATGTATTTGTTGTAGTTATTGTTCTTCCAATTTGTTGGGATGATGATCCTACAAAGTTTGCGGCGTTTTGAATAGTTGATGTACTGCCAGTCCAAGTAGCTTCCCAAGCATCCCAAGTTACTGGGGTTAAACCTGTTTGTGGGTCAAATCCAGAATGTATTAATTCTTCTCTAGATTCTGTATACAGATCCAGTTCTAATCTTTGTGGTTCTAATCTTACCTGGTCTATCCAAATATCTGATGATGGGAATAATTCAATAGTTCCTCTATAAGAAGTCACCAAATAAGGCACTACATTTTCAACTCTTGTTGCAAAAGGTTGTTTTATTTCTACAACTTCGTCATAATCAATTGTGAGTAATTGACCTGTTCTTCTTACATTATTACCAACTAAATCATTTACAAATTTTGTATCTGCAATTGGAGATGCTGTAGTTCCAATTCCAATTAACGACTTAGACCCTAATTGTAAATCAATTTCTGTAGTAAAAGGTGATGGTCTTAACTCTAAATTTTCTGGGTCTATACTATTTTTTACTGGTCCTATTTTTACCTGAGAATTTCTAGTAGAGAAATTATCTACAAAAATTCCAGACTTAAATCTAGACAATCCATTTCTATCTGGAACAAATAAGTTTTCAGTATTTGTTTCTAATAATGATAGTGCAGTATAATATTCTAGATTTCTAATTCTATCTTCAAGTTGAGCAACATCTTGCATTCTATAACGCTTATGCTGCTTTAATGATATATCTAGAGAGTTGGCATTGCAGATATATGGTGGTAGATTTATGGTAGCAACTTCTAATGAATCATCAATTGGAATTGGAGGTAATGGATTTTCTGAAGGAATTCCATTAATCAATTGAAACTTTCTATTTTTGTTTAGATAAATTTTATCTATTCTTGGTAGATAGAATGAATATGTTAATGTAATTGATTCATCTGATGCTATTATATTTTTAGATGAATTATTTGCTTCCGAAAAAGTTCTACCAAAAAATTCAAATGGTGAAGTACTAGAAGAAGGATTAAAAGGTAATACTCTTGGACGAATATCTAAAATATCAGTCAGTCTAGTATTATTATTAATAAGAGGCAAGTCGCAATAATTAATTTGATCATATGAAGATACTGTGGTTAAATCTCCACTGTCAGAAGAAGAATATTGTGAAGATTCGAATATAATTCTTATTTTTTTCTTTGGTTCTTTATTATCAGCAAGTCTAATTAGTTTTGAATAATCACAAATAGTTTCTTTTTGTCCACTATCTAATAGATAACGGTTTGTAATATTTGAGTCTCCATCAAAAAATGCATTAATAACACCACTAATTTTGGTTTCTTTAAACTCTACTGATTCATTTAATTTAAATCTTAATTCATTTAAATAAATGAATTCTAAGTTTAAACTATCAAACTTACTTACAAAAATACCAATAGCACCACTTTCCTTTCCAATAAATTCTTCACCAACTATTAAGTCATCAACTCTTCCAGTTGGACCATTTAGATTGAATAATGATATTCTTGGTAACTTTGGATTTGTAGTATCAGATGATTCAAAAATACCATAAACTTTAGTTACATCTGGAACTAAAAGGCACAATTCTTTATCTTGTACACGTAGACCATATCCATAACTTCCATATGATAAACCATCATTTAAAGTAGTGGATCCAATTCCAGATTGTGCAAATTTAGATTTATCAATAATTATAGAGTTTACTCTATTTACATTTTTTACTTTATTTTTGATGTTTATTTTTTCTAATGTTGCTATTAGTCTTGCTGATCCAACACCATTTAATCCAAAAATTCTAATTTCTCTATTTCCATTAGTGTATCTGAATTTATCTGGAGTCAATGGCTCAATATATCCAGAAGAATTAACTAAAACATATCTTTCTTCATCAAATGGTAAGAAGAATTCGTCCTCATCTGCTTGAATAGTATTAGTTGTATTTGCTGTAATAGTTACATTAAATTCTTTTCTAATTGTTAAATTAGAATTTGTGAGACTAACATTAGATATCCACTTTTTTGGTAATGGTGTATATAATGTATTATCAGATGATGATTGGAATTTGGATTTTAAAATAGAAAAATCTACAGGAGTAATTTGGGATGTTGGTAATCCACCATCACAAATATTGGATACTGTAGTAATTCCAGAGATTATTATATTATAATCATCAATTACACTTTCAATTCTAGCAAAAGTTTTTAATTGTGAATTATTAATTCCTGGGTTTGTAAATGAAACCAAGTCTCCAGGTTTCACGACATTTAAAAATACCAAGTCATTTGATGTTACTGTACAAATTCCTGGTGCAGTACCAGATTTTGGTGTTATTATAACTTGACCATATGAAGCTTTTAATTGTGGTTTAACATCAGAATTAAAAGTTACACCAGAACCAACCAAAGAATATAAAGATTTTACATCATCAATACTATACGCAGTAATTGCGGTTGCAACTCTATTACCCTCTAATCCATTAAATACTAATTTTTCACCAAAAATGAAGTTACCTTGTCCATTATATGCAGTTACAATTCCAGTAGTGGTGTTATATCTTAAATATGCGGTAGCACCACTAGATTTTCCTTCAATGAAAGTTGGTGTTGATAATGTTATTGGTTCATTTAATGTAATTTCAGTATAAGTTTGTATATCATAAAGTGCAATATCCCATTCATTTAAATTTTGATCAATTGAAGAATATGAACCAGATTCTAAAGCATAATCATATACTCTAGCAACTCCAATCTCTTTACCTGAAGAGATTGAATGTGCAGCACCTATCCTTCTATCTCTTAAACTAATTGTAGTATCAGTTCCAAAACCAATCTTTGGTGCTCCAAAAACTCTATTTAAAGTTAAAGTTGGTCCAGTAATAAAGTTTATTTTTTGATTTTCTAAAGTTTTTGTAGTTCTTGTTTTTTCAAAGTCTAAAAAAGTAACTCCTTTTACGTTTACTTCGTAACCTTTAATAAATGCTTTTCCTGGTGATATTTTATAAACACCTAAATTCGAACTAGGTGTTAAACTTCCATAAGTTAATTGATTGGAATTAAAAATACCATTATTACCTTTTCCATCATTTAAAGATTCTCTAGAAACTATTGAAAATGGTTTTACATAAAAATCCCCAGACTGATCAAATGTTCTTCTTGCAAGTTCATCTACTATTACATTATATTCTGGTGTTTCATTAATATGAGAAACAAATCCGTTTCTTACTATTAAAATTTCTATGAAATTTTCGTTTTTCTCTGAATCTAAAGGTTTTTTTGCTAAAGTTGCCGTTATCTTTAATCTATCTGCTCCTGGTGCAGCATAGTTATTAAATCCTTTAGCATTATCATTCAGCGATTGATCTTGTGAAGAGGTTACTACTTCTTCTAAGATTTCAAATCCAACTCTATATGAAGGATTGTTTGCATGGGGATCTAATACTAATACTTGTTCATTAACTTTAACGAAAGAACCTCTAAGAAAATAAATTCCTTCTGACAAAAATACAGCAGATCCAGTGCTAGTACAATCTGTAGGTGCAGCAATAGCAAATCCTTGACCAGATTGGAAATTTAAATTATTTAATACTAAATTTTCTTGTAGTAATAATGTTTCTCCATTATCAAATGACTGCTTTTCATCAGTTCCAGCACTGAGATAATTTATGTAAATTGTATGATAACCTCTATCTGAAAATTCTGGTCCTAATATTAAAATTATTTTTGCGTTTACGTTAGAATTTTCACCCTTTATTATTTTTCCTAGTAATTGCTGTGCATAACTAGCAAAAGGAATACCAAGATATTCCGACTCAACTTCTACCGCAAAGAGAGTATTATTATAGTTAATTTGACCAGGTATTACAACAGACCCTTCTTTAAATAAATGATTACCTACCTGTTCAATCTGATTTTGTAATACTGATTGTAAAGATGTTAATTCTCTTGCCTGTACAGGTAATCCTGGTTTAAAAAGAACTTGATAATATTGTTTTTCTAAATCAAAATCATCAAAATATGGAGATACATTTAAATTAGTTTCTTTTGGCATGGTCTGTTAGAATTGCAACACTACTTTAATATCTTCTCTTTGGTTTATAGATCTTGTTATGGAAGGTCTATTGTCAACATAAAGAATATTTCCAGAATATTTTTGAACCTCTGGATTTGATATCCCATCAATAAAAGTTTGACCCAAATAATATGTTTTATTATTTATGACAGTACTTATACCAGGATTGTTTTCTGATCCAAATCCAGAATCTATATACAAATCTTTATTGCCACCAACAATTCTTAATGACCCAGAACCAGAAACATTTGCAGTAAAACGATTTATTTGAAATCCATATCTTGGAGACTGATTTTGGGTTCCATCAGTATTAAATCCAACCATAGATCTATCTTGCCAATATCTCAAAACACCAGTTGCTTGGTCGTAAGATATAACTTTTCCAACAGCAGTTACACCAGTTCCAATTGTTTGAGTTATAACAGCGTTAGGTTGAAAAGTTGTTATTTTATAGTCATCAGTGTTTGGACTTAATCCCTTTAACATTAAAGCATAAACACTACTGGCTCTATCGTCAGATAAAATAGTATTTGATTCAAATGAATTTGGATTTTCTACTATACCAATTCTAGCAATTTTAGTTCCAGTAACAAAATCTGGATTTTGATCATTATTTTCTATTCTAGAATAGATTAAAACATTTGTAGATCCAAGTTCTTTATAAACATCATAACCATGGCCATTATTCGGTGGAATAATGACATCAAATGTTGGAGTAGTATTGCCTAATGGAACATTGCCACCAATTAAATCAACTGATCCATAAGTATATCCAGTTCCACCATTAGTAATAGTAATTGATTCTACCTTAGAATCATTATTTACTACTATTGTTGCTTCTGCACCAAATCCATCTCCCTTTATAGGAACTCTAGAATATGTAGTATTTGGGGGTCCAACTAAAAATCCTCTATTAGTAATAGTAGCAATTTTTATTTGACCACTACTTAAAGCATTATTTCTTACTGAAGCATAATCGCTATTTGATTCCCAGTCTACTGGTAATGGTATAAAATTAATAGAATCAAATTTAATTACATCACTTGGACTAATTGTAAATAAGTATTTCCAAATATAACCATCACCACTAATACCAGCAGATCTTGGTTCCAAATCTGTAAATTTTGGCTCATCCAATGAAGGTCTTCCATTTGGATTTTCTGGATCTACTCCGTTATTTAAACAAATATAAACTCTATATTCACTATTAACTACATAAAAATTTGAAGAATATAAACTAGTTTTATTCGATGGTCTAGAAAGATTAGTTCTTGTTATATCGTGACGATACATATCATAAATTGTAGCAGAAACCCAAGGGATTCTTCTAACAACGGGCCTTACATCATCGACCCCAATTTTTTTTAATGCTATGACACTATCCCAATAGTCATTTTGTTCATTAAAACTATCTTTTGGTGGTGGTGGATATGAATCCCAAGTAGAACTTATTTCCGACGCATTAGGTAGACCAATAAATGTATAATATGAATTATCACTAGATCTAATTTCATTTATAAATGATCTAGCATTTTTAATTCTCAATTGATCAGTTATAATTGCAGACATTGCCTATTAGCTTATTTTGTTCTATTTATTAAACAATGTACCCAAGATATTTTAATGGGAATGCTCTTCTTACTATTGGATTTGATGATAATCCAACAAATTGATTTGTTTGAGTATTAAATTCAATTGGTCTTGTTCTAATTGGAGTATCTATTCTACCCCAACTATAATTTCCATAGAATGCTGTAGAAGCTATTCCAGTAAGACCATTATAATTGGAAATTTTTGTTACTACTCTAACAACACTGGTGGTTATTCCATCAGAAGGAATGTATCTATTAACTAAAGATGTTGATATAACTTCATATACATTATCTAAACATGTTGAACCAATTCCCAATATATTATTTGAAGATGTTAGAGATACAGATGAATTCCCTATAGATGAATCTGTAACAACAAAATATTGTCCTGTTTGAATACCAGAAGTAAATATAGAATAATCTCTTCTTAAAACTGAATTTAGTGGAATATAAAAATCAAATTGTACTCCTGTAGTAATACCAACATTTGTTGTTCCAATACCAACTATATTTCCATAGTCTCCAGAATAAGTAACTGAGAATATAGATTCATTTTTTCTAGCTGGAGGTGATATTAAAACAACTGGAGGTTTAATAGCAGACACCGTAAATTCCATAGGATTGGTCAAAGCATATTTTCTTTGTGTTGATGCCAATCCAACATTATCAAAGGTATCTATAAATAATTGATCTCCAAGCTGATAATTATATCCACCATCAGTTATTTCTAGTGTCGTAATATTATAAGTAAATGGATTTAAAGTGATGGTAGCAGTAGCATTAACACCAATTCCAGTTTTTGATTTTAATTTAGCTTTAATAAACTTGTTAGTTAAAGCATCAATTCTTGGGAATCCTAGACCTTGTGCTGAAATTGATAATGCTTCTACTGGACCATAAACATATCCAGTTCCAGCAAAACTAACTTGAATTGATGTAACTATTCCACTAGGAGAAATTGATGCAATTCCAGTAGCAGGCGAAGATACTGATGTAGCATATCCAGGAGACTGTATAGTTACTGTTGGTGCAATAGTATATCCAAATCCAGGATTTGTTACTGATATTGAAGATACAGTTCCTCCTACAGAAATTATAGATTCTGCAGTAGCAGTAATCAAATCTTCTTGAGAGACTAACTCTATTGTAGTTTTCTCATCAATTGCTATACCTTCTAGAGGATAATCAAAAAATGGTCTTAGTGAAGATACAAAAATTGCAGTTGATCCTAATCCAACATTATGTAAAATATTTGTTGTTGGTATAATTGCAGGTTCATAATAAATTCTATCTTTTGCTACTTCATTTTCGTCAATTATTTTATCTACTGTTTGTTTACACCAACTGATTGGTCTTTCATATAATTCATCAGATACAACACCTTGACCAGCATAGTTGTTAGTAATAATTGTATCTGCTGCACTTATATCAATTACTAATCTTTCATCTTGATTTAAAGTTTCATCTGTATCATTATAAAGTTGAACTTCATCACCAATTTTAACTGTAGGTAAAACGTCTACCTGTTTAACGTCAATAGTTTGTGTTCCAGTATAAATTAATAATTTACATCTATCACCTCTCGTTGAAATTCCAGAAACTCCCCCTCTAGGTGCTTCACTAAATCTTAAAACGCTACCCCCAGTGAAGGTATATCCTTCTCCAGGAGTTTGTAAAATATCATTTACAAATACTAAAAGATTAGACTGTAGATCGATGCCAGAGTTTTGTCTTGCGAAGAATGATATTCTTTCACCATTAATACTTAATGGGAATAATCTTCTTCTTCCATTAAAGAATTGGTCAATATTATCTAATACTAGGAAATCACCAACATTCCATCCAGAAAACTTAGATCTATATGTAGAATCTACCAATACTTTAAACTGATTAAATGGTAATCCAGGAGATGATGGTATTCCCGTTAAACCACCTACAGGGATTGTTAAAATATCTCCTTGCCCATAAGCATATCCATAATTCTTAAATTCAAAATTAATTACACTAGATCCCTGTCCAACTACAACATCGACAACAGCACCAGTTCCAATTCCATTTGGTGGAGAATCTGAAGAATAAATTAATGGTATATTAGAATAACTTAATGGATCATCAAAAATAACCTCTGGTGGGTTTGATGAAGTAAATCCACTTCCTGGATTTGTAATTACAACAGGACCAATAACATTACCATTAAATACTGTTGCGTATCCAACAAAAGTTATATTTGGTATTCCAGAACTATAAGTTTGAACTCCGATGTTTACTAATGTTTGAATTCCAACTCTATATCCAGATCCAGAATTTCCTATGGATATTGATTGAATAGTACCAGCAACTGAAACTGTAGCAGTTCCGCCAGCAGATACTAATGGTTGGTATCCAAATCCATTACTAGATCCAACTGAAACAATTACACCACCTTTTGGAACTCTATTAACATTAATATCACTAGTTAAATCATAATCAGCAATATTTCCAGTGAAACCAAGAGTTGAGACTCCTGCAGATTCTTCAATCTTATAATCTCCGAGAATATTAGTTAAAACATTACCAAGTCTTTGTGGTCCTTGGAATATATCGTCAATGAGTATGATTGCATTACCAGCAGTCAATCCATCAACATCTAATTTATTTTGCTTTAAAGTGAATTGTGTAGTAATTCCATTAAATTGGTCCGATAAATCATCAAAAATATAATTGGTTTCATATGCTCTTACAAAGCTTGTTGTAAATGCTTGATTTAATGCAGATCTGATAAATACTCTTCCACTAAATCTACTACTTGTTGTTAATCCAGCATAGTCCACCTCACCAGAAGATGATGCAGTAGTGCCAAATCCAATTGGAAGATTACCCCACATTGGTTCAATAAAATTAATTGTGTTATCAATAATATTGTAAGTTCCAGATAATTTTACTATCTGATCATTAGAATTATGTGAAGACTCTACAGTTCCCATCCATGATCTAAATACCGTAAATGTAGTTGATGCTGAACTCACTGCAGAAATTTTCATAATCTCATCATTCACTTGAATTAGATCACCACCAAAGAAGGATGAAATTCCAGAAACATTGATAATAGTTGAACCTATACCCACAGAACTTGCTAAGGAAGAAGTTACTGCGGTAGATACTATTGGTGTTTGTATAGTACCATTAATCGTAATTAATGCCTTTGTATTTTGAATCTTAGATTTGAATATATGAGTACTTCCAATACCAACAGAAGTTAAATTAATAGATTCTGGGTTGAATAGTAGGGCATTTTCAGGAGAAGATGCAAATCTAATTCTTTGATTATCTACTTTAATTACATAAATTGAAGGTGGTAATTTAGTAGTAGTTCCAATACCAGTTATTACAGTTGGTACTATTTCTATTGCATTATTAAAATCATTATCTGGTGGAATATATTCAATCTCTTCTCCAGAGACAAAGTAATGATTAATTAAATTAATGCTAGCATCTGCTAGATCTACAATATTTGGATCACTACCATTAAATTCTACTTTGAATATTGGATAATTATTACTGTATAGATTAAAACTACGCTGGTCATTATTAAATTGACTACTAATATCATCAATTTTTAATACTCTATTACCAATAAATTCTTGATATCTCTGTAAGAATGGTAGTCTAAATATAATCTCATTTGAGACTAAAGTTTCATCTATCAAAATACTCTTTTCTCTAGCAACGTCAAAATCTTTAACACAATTTAGGTCAACGACTTCAACTAAATCCGAAATCGCAATCAAAGCACCAAAGTCTTGAGATGTGCTTATTCCAACTTCATCAACATTAAATGATTCTATTGACAACTCACCAAATTTTTTGAATCCTGCTGTATGATTTAGATTACTTACTAAAGGATTCCATACTTCATAACTAACTGGACTCTTTAATGCATAAGAGAAATATTGGTAGTAATCATTATCATGAATTCTTTGTAATCCATTGCTTAAATAACCAGTTTCTTTTTGCCATCCCTTTCTGGTAATACTATTTGATTTAACATCAAATATTCCTTCAGCACCTTCTACAGATGATATAACTCCTTTATTTCCAGATGAAGATCCCACAATCAAATCATTTACTTTAAAAGTATATTTTGTTCTAACTTTTAAATATTCATTTGCTTGATCATAATTTTGAACAATGCCAATAGCACCAGAATCTGTAGTAACAATTTCTCCAGATCTAAAAGAATCTTTCTCTAATTTAATATCAAAACTTGGGAAATATCTTTCTGGGGTAACAGCACCAAATGATTCAAAAGAATCATATATTCCAGGACTTTGGTTTGGTCCTAGTAAATTCTGTAAACTATAAACAATATATGGATCTTCTTCAACTCCAATATTTGCATCAGCCGCTATTATTTCAAATAATACATATCCATAATTTGCCGAATTAAATCCTCTTCCACCTTCTACCAAATCAATATTAGTATTTTCAACAATAACCTTTTCACCAACAATAAATGGGAATTGATCTTCTGAAGTGTAACTAATACCTAATCCAACAGTAACTTGTTTGTTAGTACTATTATATGTAATATTACTTATTCTTGTTCCATTTGGATTATTGATTGGGATAATTACTGGTTTTACGTTATATAAACCTGTGGTATTTCTAACAATAGTTACTTCAATATCACCAATATCATATCTCAAATCTACTTCATCATTAACTCTTCCAGTAAATCCGTCTAAAACTAATAGTTGAGGAGGAACAAAATAATTTACACCTGGAGAAATTATTTTTATTTCTTTAAATTTCGATAAAGGTTCAATTTTAAATACATTTGGGAATTTTGCATATGGTCTTAAAGTATAGTCAACTGGATAATCAAATCCAATGTCTCTTATCTCAACATCCGATACTTTACCTAGAGTTTTACTTGCTGGTAAGAAGATAGCATTTGTACCCAATCCACTACTAATGTTTGCAACACTTGGTAATTTTCTATATCCTCTTCCTTTAGAACTGAGGTTCGTTGTATATACTGGACCTATAGCAGATGAAGAATTTGTAGAATATGTCGTAATACCTTCAGAAACAGTATATCCAGATTTTTCTGGTGTGTTTATTAATGAATATCTAAATGTATTAGTGGTTACTCCAGTAATAGTGGTCCTCTTACTGAATTCACTATTTACAATACTAAATTTATTATTATTTTTTATATTAAAATTATCTGCAAGATATTCTAATTTTGCTGCAGATGCTCCGTCATAGTTAATTGGGGTTAAGTTATAATATAAATTTTTTGGAGTATTTTCATCTATAATTAATGTTACTCTTCCCCCTTCAATTCCAATAGTTCCTGATTTGGAGACATTAAATTGCCCTAAATTGCTTAAAGTACTGAAAAACTTATTTTTAAATTGACTGTCAGTGTAAAGATTGAAATCAAAAGAAGACACACCATTAATTGATAATGATTGATCAGATAGATCAAATATAACAGTCGAATTTGCTATTGCTTTTATTTCTGGATTAATCGGAGTTAATGTTCCAAATGATGCCGAAGTGATATTTACAAATTCAACTTCAGATGAAGATGATATTGTTGAATAATAATTATTTGATAATTTTAAAGAATTTTCGCTAATGGGAATCACATAATATATTTGAGCGTTATTTAATCCACCAGATGGAGTCTGTGAATTGTGAATTACTTTAGATCCCAATTCAAATCCATGATTTGCTATAGTTATTAAGTTTTCTACAGAGTCAACATTTAATGCTGTAAATGATCTTGGATTTACCAACATTCTTCTGTTTAAATCATCATAACTGATATAAACAGTAGTTTGAATTCCTGAAATTATATTAATGTCAACTATATCAGATACCCTTAATCCATGTTCCCTATCTGTAGTTACTACGGCATCTTTTTTGTAAATATCTCCAGAAATAGTATCTTGGTAATTTGTAACAAAACTGTGATCTAAACCAGTACCATATCCAGAAAATGTTAAAATATTTCCTAGTGCAGTAGTTCCAATTCCAACATAAGATCCAGTAGTACCTAGACCAACTTTTATAGTGGATATTCCAATAAAGGTATCCGAATATCTTACTGCATACACTTCACTATTATTTGGAAGCGGGAATGTTGTAGTAGCAAATGAAACCTGGATGGAACTATTTCCGTTATTTTTATAAGTTAAAGTATCACCAGTATTCAAATTATGCCCAGGTAAGTAAATTGAATTTTGTGGAATGATTACTTCTTTAATACCAAATCCTGGATTTGAAAAATAAGTTGTTCCAACTTCATTCGCGGATCTTAATACAATAGACGATTCAGTTTTGATATGAGGAGTTAATACTGTTCCCGATTCTATCTGTGCCCCCCAAACATAAAATGTAGACTCTGGTATTGTATACCCTTCTGGTCCCCAACCACCAACAAAGAAATTATGTGGTCCTGCATTTGCTGAACCAGATACTGAATATCTTTTCCATGAACTACTTAATACTATTTGTTGTGCGATAAAATTAGATCCATCTTCAACAATCAAATAAACTATTTCTCCACCAAATTGTCCCTTTAAAAATGCTGATATTGTATAATTATTTGTAGCTAAAGTTACAGGTCCATTTAATATACCAGATATTTCTGTTGCAGTTACAATACCAACTTGAACTTTTGCTGCAGAAAAAGTATTATTTGGTGCTTGTTGATCATAATAATTTACTGTGATTGTAGTTCCAGATCCTACTACATATGTTGACCAAGCAGAAAAATCTACTGGATTTGAATATGTTAAAATGTTTTCACTTGGAATTGAAATAGATTCTGCTGGATAAAAATAAATTTCTTTATTTAATTTGTAATTTGTTATATTAGTGAGACCAACATTAACAAAAAACTTTCTTGGGAATTCTTTAACAACTATTCCTTGAGAATGTGCTACCCCAATTGTTGAATTATATGCTCTTCTAATTTTTATTCTAGAACTATTAGTATCAACTGATAATACTTTAACCTGCTCAGTGCCAATTCCCAATATGTCATTTATATTGAGATCAGGAATAGTTAATGATCCAATAACATTGATATAAGTAACTATTCCAGTTATTGAGGAATCTGCAATATTTTCAGTTAATGTTAATTGATTTGTGGATATACCAACCTTATAAACTCCATCAAATTGACTATTTAAATTTGAAAGATTCTGTATTTTGATTAAATCCGATGCCGTTAAATTGTGTGGTGCTGTTGCAAATCCAATAAAAGTTCCACTATTATTGTATGGAATAAGTTCAACGTTATCAACTTTAGAAGATGTGTATACTATATTACGAACAGATCTTCCAGAAATTTCTTTGATGGATGCATATGCACCAGAACCACTGGTTCCCTGATTGTTGAAGAAAATATTATCATTAATGGAATAATTATCACCAAAATTAACAACCTTTAATTCATTAACAAATCCAGGAACCGCAGAAGAAACTATAGGATAACTTTGTACAAATTTATCTGGTTGAATTACACCATCATAGTAACTATTATTTAAAAGTATTGAATATGGAGTTGTATTTCTTAACCATTTTGTTTGATTTATATCAATAATATCTTGATTTGATAATTGATCAAAATTAAATCTTACTGGAGTTGATTTGTAATAATTTCCAATAAAATATGGAAATACTGGTTTTAAAAATCCATTAAAAATACCAGAAGAATCTTTTTGTGCATTTATAGTTGAAAAATATGCATATACACCGTTAGGAAACTCTGGGGTCTTACAATATCTTCCATTATAGATGTCTAGATCTCCTTCTCCAGAAAATTCATAGTCTTCAACAAATAAACCAACTGGATAAGATGCTGGTCTGTCTGGCTTTGGTCTAAGTACATATCCAGATACCATCCTCTTTACTATACCACCTTCTCTATCACTATAACCATAGGGACCATAAATTGGATTACCATCATATGCCCATCCTATAATTGGGGAATGATATTTTAATGTTAGATCATCATTTAGCAAGTCATTTCTATAAATTACTGTTCCGTCTTCACCTAAAGATGTTGATAAACTCTTTCTTCTTAACTCTCTAGGAACATATGAATGGCAATATTGCAATCCATATCTCTCATTTTTTCCAAGAGAAAGAAGTCCATCATCAAATCTTATTTGATTTGTGTCTATTAGTCTTTCTACTAAGTTTATTCTCCAGTTTTTTATCTGGGTTTCAAATTTTGCCCCAGATCCAGCAGATAAAACTCTGATGAAAGTATTATTTTTATTATAACCAAAACCAGTATTAATTATTTTTACTTCAATTATTTTACCATCTTTTATAACTGGTGTTAAAATACAACCAACACCGTCACCATCTACAACTAATTCTGGTGGACTATTATAATAAAAACCACGATTATTAATAATTGCATCAATAATTTGCCCAGAGTTTGAAACAATGGGTGTAATTAAAGCAGAATCACCGTTTAATAGTGTAATTGATGGTTGCCTATTGTAGTTTATAATTTCTTGATCACCATAGTTACTTCCTCTATTACTCAATGATATTGAAGCAATACTTCCTCTGAATATTGGTTGTACTTTTGCATTAAAATCTTGTCCAGGGAATGTAGATACACCTACTGGAGATTCTATACTGATAGATATGGGTTTGTATACTAATCTATGAGTTCCAGATCCCTTCGTTGCTAAAGTTGCAAATCTATTTTTACTAAAATAAAAGTCCTCAGAAATAGAAGTTCCAATACCAACTAAAGATAATTTAATATGATCAATATCAATAACTTTTACATAATAATCTGCAGTAGAAGAAAGTCCAGAAATTAAATTATTTGTAGAAGTATAATTTACTATTTCTTTGTCTTTATAACTATGATTTTTTATTGTAATAATATCGGAGTAAATATTTACATCAGATGGGCTAAAAAATAAAGTTTTATTTTGATAATCCTTTCCAGGAGATAAAATGTCTATAGAAGATATCTTTTTCTTTTTTTCAAATGAGTCTATTGTATGTAATCCATCACCATATGTGGCGAAAGATATTGTGTTTACACCACTAATAGAGTCACGTAAATTTGAGTACAATTTAATTGTAAATCTATCAATTACTCCAACATAATAAATTGAATCATTTATCAATCCACCTATTGATGTTTGAATTCCAGATTTATATACTATTCTTTCTGAATTAAAAAATCTATGATCTGTTGTAAATCCTATTGTGTTATTTGATAGATTTACTTGATCATATTGGTCTCCAGCATTAAACTTTACTGAATTTGTAATCGAGATTAAATTTGCCTTAGCAGAAGCACCTGATCCATTTCCACCAATTATAGTTACCTTTGGTTCAGTTGTGTATCCATATCCACCATCAATTATATTAATTTTTTTTAAAGATCCTACAATATTACATACACCAGTTGCACCAAAACCAATAGAATCTTCTATGTGTAAAATAGGTGGATTAATTATATCATAATTTGAATCCCCAGAAGAGGTCACTTTTAAGTCTTCTATTTCACCATAATAAACAAAATCATTAGATTTATAATTTAAAATTTCAACCCCATTCTTTAAAATACCAATTTGTCCAGATTCAGTTTCATAGGTGATTCCTTCATCTACTGTGGGTGATATTTTTCTGACCAATTTTTGAGATTTTGGTCTTAAATTATAAAATCTAGATAATTGTATTTTATTATCACTAATAGTACCAAATAGTGAAATAAAGATATTGTTGTATAAGTTTGATTTGCTAGATGCTAATTTAATAGTATTTTCATTTATTTTTTTTACATAGTAAATACCATCTTCAATGTTGAGTCTATTTAAAGGTCCTTGTGATTTATAGAAAATTGAATCACCAGTATAAAAAGGATGATCACCTAAAACTAAATCTTCACCATTTAATTCACCACCAAATGTTATAGAATAATCCTTTAATGTTAGGGGAACATTATAATAATTTGGTAAAGAAGGAGATGTCACATAAACATCATCTTTATCAATATAGACATTTTGAATATCTGATGATACGGTATTTAATTCAGAATAGTTTATGCAGTTTACTTTTGATATATCTTTAGTAATTGTATATTTTAAAGTCTTATCTACATCTACAGTTAAATTGATATCAATTGTATTTTTATCACTAACAGAAATTACAAAAGCATCTAAAACTACACCAGTATTAGATTTGATAATTGCTGGATCACCAACAGTAAAAATATTTTCATCTTTTGTTACTAATCTAAATCTAGCAGCACCGTTTATTTTATTTGTTAATTGTGTGATACTAACAACATCATAGGTTGGAGTAATATTAAATACCCATTCATTATGTTTAGGAGTATTCCCCAACTTACCCAAAGAAACTAATTGAATTTCGTCATCTTCTCTGTAATAATAAGTTTTTTCTGAGTCGTAATCTAAAGATGAAATAACTCCAGTAATTTTAACTCTAACTTCATTACCAAATCTATCTTTAGCATATGCATAATCTAATGTTTCCAATTTAGTTCCTCTAGGAACAAACGGAAGACCACTACAATTTAAAAATTGAGTTGATGATTTTTCAGAATAATCTACAAGATATTCTAATCCATCTACTATTATTGATAGTGTTCCTGATGGTGGAAACCCTAATGTTGAATCGACATCAATATATGTTTGATTTTCAGTTACATCAGATACAATTATAGTTTTGGGGTGGATTGTAAATTCAAATTCCTCAGTATCTGGGTTATAGTCTAAACTAAGTTGATAGTATTCCTTTGAATTTCTATATATTTTTTCTATTTTTGTTATTGTTCCAGATGCCTTAGTAATAAAATCAGTTTGATCTTGGAAAAGTGTAAGGTTCAATAAATTTTCTGGATTTCCAACATACTGTTCTACGACAAGATCTCTTGTAATTCTGTAATCTGCGTCAGATGGTTGAACAATAAAATCTTTTGGTTTAATAACCTTAACCAATTCTCCATATAAAGATTTAAATAAAATCTCAAATGATGTTATGGCACCTTTAGAAGAATAAAAATCTTTTATTCTTGAAATAAATAACTTCTCATTTATACCTGGATAAAAATCAATATTATCAAATCCTGGCGTATATTGAGATTTAAATTTCTTGAATAGTTCTCTCAGGAAGAAATTTGATAAATTGTATACTACAGATCCAGAAGAGTGTGAATCCGAGTTAGTGATGGAAAAAATTAAACTATCTTTATCAACATCTCTGTAAGAAGTAATTCCACTAAATCCTCTAGAACAATTTACAAAAGTTGTATTTGTCTTGGATTCATATAAAATAACTTCATTATCTATTTGTATAAGACCATAGTTGGATGGGAATCCATCGGTACTTTCTACTGTTATTATATCGTCGTCTTCACCAATAGCATCAGATAATTCAGAATAATAAGTGATTTCTGCAAGATTATCTAATTTTACATATTGATCAATATTATTGAGTAAGTCTAAAGGTGCTCCTTGAGACTCTGAAGATTTGTAGTATTCTGATAATAATTGTTGAAATTCTGGATATGACTCTCTTAGAAATTCTGGGATTTGACCTTCTACGAGATTTCTAATTTTTACGCGGGAATTTAACATATGATTACTACCTTACTAAATCTCCATTTAAATAACTTGATGATACTATATATTGTGATCCTGATATATCTATACCAGAAGAAATGACATCAGAAATCATATTGACTGTGGATGAATTTACATCTAATTGGATATAAAGGTCCTGTTTTCCAATAATATCATTTGATCTTGGTATTGCAGAGAACTGAACAATATTGTCTCCAAATGATTTTTTAACAGTATCAATAATATTGATAGAGTTAATTCTAATCTCTCCTTTTTTATAATCAATATTTCCTACAGATTTTCTTATAATAACTGGTTTTGATTGTCCATCAAATCGGAATAAGAATATATTACCGATTGTCTCAGATTCATTCTGTGGTGGAGTATCCGCAAGATATACAGTTCCAGATATTCCACTTACAGTAAATCCAGAAGATTTTATGTTATAACCAGATCTATTTTTAATATGGAATTCATTACCAAAACATATTTCATATTCAGCAAAAGATCCAATTTGAATCTTCATATCTCTTCTCATTGAAACTCTAGTAATATTAGATGTTATAGCATCACTAGAATCGTCTATTAACTTTAAAAATTTACTGTACTTAAATCTAGAACCATATTTGTTTAATTCACTAGACTTTGAATACTTAATAATATTTGATGTCACCAAAGTCCTAACATCTTCACTGTTCTGAACTAAATTGGTGTTATAATAAACTCTAGCGTCATATTCAATATAAAGATATTTTAAATCAATAAATTCGGGAATTATTCCTGCCACAGAATAATTTCTTAGTTGTATTTTTAAATTATCTTTTACATTATTTGGTACATATGAACCATTTTTTGGTTTAACTGTAATAAAAACCTTACCATATTTTGGAGGATCTAGTTCTTCTCCACCAAAAACAGAAACGGATTCTGTTTCTGGGTAAATCTGAGGTATCAATGCTTCATAATCTGTTGCAGTAACTGCCCTATTTTGTGATGCATATACCCTAGGGGCATATTTTTTAATAGAGGAAACTGTCTCAATACTAGAACCACCTTGAGACGGACGCGATACTAATATTGCTGGTGGAGTTGTAGAGAGAATTGGAGATCCATTATTATCAAAAAGTCTACCAGAGAATGTAAAATCTTCAATACCGTTTCCTAATTCACCACTGGTTATAATATATGATGAAACAATATAATTATTATTTTCTAATTTACTACCAAAAGTTCCATCACCAAAGATAATTTCATATCTTTGGTCTTCAATTTCATTTAAGAAGAATACATTATCAGTACTCTTTACTGTTGTAATATTATCGACAAATTTATATACTCTAGATATTGAACTATTCTTATCTTCTCTTACAGCAACTCTAACAGTTGATGTATCTATATTAGCATTATTTAAAATAAATTTTTGATTTTTATTAAAACTATCAACTGCAAAATTGTTTATGGTATAAACACCTTCATAAATTTCAATATTTTCAAATAATGCAAAACCATTAGTTACTGGAACTGTTATGTCTGATGGAATTGAGAATACAAAACTTCTATCGCCAAAATTAATAGAAGTGGTGCATACAATACCTTGCTTTAAAGTTATGGATACTGGATTACTTTCAAATTCGGATACATCAATATAAAAAGATATAAGTGCCCTTGGTGCTGTTATGGATTTTGGTAAATATCCAACGTTTCTTGCTAAAGATACTACGTTCTCTCTGAGTGTTGCACCATCCAAGAATACCTCATTGGATAGCATATTAGCATTATATGAAGAGATATATGTGTTATATGCTAATACATCAATCAGAATAGACAGATTAGATCCTTCAAAATCGTAATCTGTAAAGGTTGAATTAGATCTTAGATAACTTTTTATAGATTCCTTTACTTGATCGAAATCTAAAGATGCGAAATTTACTAGTGACATTTATCTAGTTGGCAGTAATGCGAATGATAATTGTTGTGGGAGAGCATCAATCCCAACTATAGTATAAACAATTACTACATCAAATTTGTTTTCATCATAATTTGGAGTAACTTCAACACTTTTTAGTTCAACTCTTGGTTCATAATTATTGATACTAATCTCAATCTGAGTCTTTATAGAATCTGCAACAAATTCATCTATATTTTCAAATAATAATCTATTCACTCCAGATCCAACTAATGGATTAAAAAATCGTTCTCCATTTATAGTTAATACTAAATTCTGAACAGAACGTGCTATAGCAGTTTCATTTTTAATATCAATAATATCTCTCGTTAAAGGATTGGTCTTTAACGAGAGACTAATATCTTTAAACCCAAGACTGACACGCTCTACAGGCATTTCTTATTGTTTAATTATAATTTATTTATTAGGGTTTTTTATCTCCATTCTCTTAAAGGAATTGGCTCTGTACCATAACCCCAATCATCATAATCTTCATCATTCCTAATTTTTTCATGAATCTCATTTTGAACTTGAAAATTATGTTTTCTTGGTACAATATCATCTTCTGCAATTTCACGAAGCATTCTTTCTTGGTATGGACTTATTCCATGTGAGAAATGAGATCCTTCCATAGTTTTTGGTGGAACTTCTAAACTCTCAATAGAATTGTAATCTGTTGAAAGGCGATCTGTTCCCCACATACTATACATATAATCTTGGTTTCGGTCTGGTTGTTTGTTCATTGTGCTTACTGATTTTGGATAAAATCAGAACTTTTTACGGGGTTGCTATCCCGTGTTATCAATCAAAAAACCTTTTCGACGGTAATCTTCGTCTCTAATATAGTTATAATCGTCTACTTCTTCAATATCTTGATCATTCCAGATGGGAATTGCGACATTATTCCCGTATCTAAAATCTGGATTTCTTCTAAAATGAACTTCAATTAATTTATTACCTATGAATTCACAATTAATATATTCATAGTCCCCTTTGAGTTCATTTAAAACTGATGGGAACTCTATGAATCTATTGATCTTTTCCCATTTACTCCATTTGTATAAGGGATCTTTTAAATCTTTTGTACCAAGTACAGTTAGTTCTGGATGTTTATTCTTATAATCTACACTAATATGTTCTCCTTCAAATACTTCACACCAAAACTCTGATGGATGTAGATGGTCTGTATATTGATCTATCCACTCTATTCGAGCGAAACGCCCCATACCTAATAGATTAAAAGAAGGGCGAACAATATAAAAGTCGGACTTGGGAACTGGAACCCCAATAGGTCCACAGTTATATCCCAGTATCCGACTTAAAAAAAGTTTATTATAGACCCACAGATCAGAATCGTGAATATTCTTCCATTCTTCTTGTGAGTCTAAAAGGTACATAGATTAATTTCCCTGTCCCCTGTACTTTTTACGAGCTTTATTGCGAGACGTAGCGGCGTACTTAGTGTGTTTACCATCTCCTTGCCTACTTTTCTTAGGATTAGATTCGATTACAACCTTGTTACCACTCAGAGATTTTCTAATAGCCATTATTCAAGTTCCTCCATTGTTATATCTTCAGGATTAAAGTTATCATAAGTCTCAAAGTATTTTAATGCAAGTTCGTGAAGAGTGTCAGCAGCATCTTCATAAGAAAGATTCTCTGCTAACACCTCACCTCTAAAAATTACATTAAATCTTTTCATCAGATAACGCGAGTTTTTTCGTGACCGACTCTTACGCGAGGATCGCACCAAATCTTGAATCCTTTGTCAATAGCATCAAGACAGAATGAGACATCTTCGCCACACATGTCTTGTACTGCACCAGACTCAAAGACTTGCATCTTAGGTGCAAACCAAGGATATTCGAGATTCTCAAATACACCATTCTTAATCAGAACCCAACCAAATCCAGTGTAATCGACTGTAAATGGTTTACGACGCTTCTGAATCGATTCAACGGTTTCATGATTCATGACTCCACCATTACGACGGAAATCATCTTCTTCTAACCAGTGAGCAACGGAAGTAGTGTGACCATCTTCAGTTGCATACCATCCAGCAACGATTTCTTTCTCTTCTACATTACCTTCTTCGTCTTCTGCAGGAAGTGCTAGATCACAAATCTGCCAGAATTTTTCAGAGTTAAACACAATGTCATTATCAATCCAGAGTTGATAATCATATTGTAGTTTACCATCCCAAGGAATTTGCTTGGGACCTCGGAGAACATTTGCACCAAGAACTTTGCAACGTGCAAAGTTTACCATCGAAGAATAATCTTGAGAAATTTGAATTGCCATTCCGTTTTGTACAAGATCAAAGCAGAGTTGTACAAAGCTCTTCAGGAATGTATACGAGCATCCGCGACCTGGGAGGCAAAATACAATGCTCTTCCCCCTCATTCGCTCTTTAATTGCATCATAGTCCCACTCCTCCTTTGGTTTTGTCGGGGCAGTGGCCTTTACTGTGAATCCTTTTGCCATAAGTTTAAAGTACCTTCAGATCAATTTTATCGGTTTACTTAGCATTTGTCAATAAGATGCCTCTTCTTGTTTTGAATAAGAAACATCGAGTTCTTCGTATTCATAAGAATCTTCTGTGAGTTCTTTCCAAGTATTACTGAATTCTTCCTCAGATAAACATGGAGATACACACTGATTCTCTTTATCATAAATGTGATAGATTTTTTTGTCCATCGCCTCACTTTCTCATTACATCATTATATATCACCTCTTTGCCCCCTCGGAAAATTCTTTGAGGGCGTGTGATATGAGAATCCATAGAGATTCTCGGAGACTTATTATAACATACTCCAGTTGCACGTAAAGACTTATGTGAGGGTTTTTGATGACCTTATGGGGCAGAAAATTTTTGGTAAATTTTTTTCTTATGGACATGAAATCACTCACTCGTTTTGTCACCTCTGTAGGTTAGGGGAGTCATCGATTTTAGCTAAGGGGGGGTAGGGGGCACGGCCCGCCGCTATCACGATACCGTTATACCGTCAACTGTCTGTCACAGACTGTCACATTTACACTTACGCACGAATGTAGGGGTGCTAAGTATAACGAACTCAGCACCCCATAAGTGTTAATTAAGGCAGGCACCCATTGTGATCGGTGAGCCCAATGTGAACGACATTGTTATACAAACCCACGTAGAGTTTGCCTACAGCAACGCCGAACTGTTCATCATCCTTTCCTGCCTTAGTATTGATACCAAAGTAGAAAAGATCTTTGCCACCTTCGTTATACCATTGGCGGGCACGATTGTAGAACCAAACGCTAACGCCTACGATAACACCTAGAACCGTGGCGAGAGTATAAAGAACCTGCTGCAGGGTTTCGTTAGAAAGAACTTCCTGCCGCAGTTCATTATACTTTTCAATCATCGGATTGTTGAGAAGAACGGTGGGGAACATGGCGAGAATTGGGTTAGTTTGAGAAGGGGGGAATTTCACCCCCCGATTGTTTCATTCCTCAGGACCGAAGCAACACTCTAGAGAGTACATTTCCAGTTCCTGATCATCATCGTAGATTGAATGCCAATCATCCTCTGTGGGGATGTATTCTTCAATCTGCTGATCACAAACAAAGGGATCGAACATGATGTTTAGAGCAGTGCGGGTGTGTCCCGCTTGAATGTATCTTAGAGGGTAGGGGCACCCTTAGCGATGCCCCTGTAACAATCGTTCACACTCCAGAGAGGGCAGCGATGATACGATCCCGCTTGCGGATTTGATCGAAATTCACAAACCACAGATCCCGCTTGCCATTATCAGCACGGGTGGCAGACAGGGTGCCTGCAGTCTCAAGATCAACCATAAGGGCGTGAATGGTGCCCTTATGGCGGCGGGGATCCAAACCCATCGCCCGCACAAGATCAGAGCAGGTCTGGGGACCGTTCTGGATCAGGTGGGAGCGGATGGCGGTGCGGATGATCGAAGCGAACATAGTCGGTTTGGGGTTGAGCGAGGTCCCTTGCCTCGCTTGTTAGTATCCTAGACGGTCAGGCGGTCAGGTCGTGACCAGAACGGGCGAATCGTTACAATCGGAAATAGTGTTAATTTCTTCAAAAAATTGCATCCATTCAGCATCACTTAGGATTGTGCAATTCTTTTCAACAAGTTCAGTGATTCTTTCGGCGGGAAGTTTAAACCGAAGGCGGGAGGGATAGTGTGTCATTCTGCAGAAATGATGGCGGCGGCGGTGTGTAGAGTGTTCGCGGTAGTGTTTCTAACTGCTGGAGAGAATAGAAACGCAACTGCAAAAATGATCATAAATGTTTTCATTTTTGCCCCTCACGGAAAGTAACAACCTCAGCAGGAGAACCACAGGAACGATAGAAATCTACCATGCGGTTTGCCTCATCAATTGTGGGGAAAGTTTGCGTTCTCCACTCACACTGATTGTAGGGAGTTTGGTAACGGATGGTGATACCGATTGCCATGATCTTGTGGGGTTGAATGTAAAGAATTGGGGGGAATTTCACCCCCCGTTGTTGTTACCCTCAGGCAGTTACAACCGCCACAGTGTAACTAGGACCGCCAAGATTGAAGGTGCCAATCTTAACAGGAACTCCGCCGAGTTCAGCACTCCAATCAAACGCGGCATCGTATGCCTCATCTTGAGTGTAGAACCATTCCTGATCAGCAGGAACGAAATCGGTGTGGTCGGGGAGGATGTAGAACCGCATGGGTCTCTCTCGTGTTGACTCTGAAATTCTACAGGATGGGATGGGGCACCCGTGGGTGCTGGCGGTGCCCCGTAACAATCCGTCACACTAGACCTTTGTGTATCCTGCGATACGAAACCCAGGTGATCGCTTGAATCTGTGCCGCTGAATGATAAGATCCCGACACCTCAGAGATTAACTTAGCAGCGTCACGGTAGGCATCTTGAATCATGCGGAAAGTTTTGTCTGACATAGAAGGAACCTCTTTCAGGTTAGTTACAGTTCCGTTCCAAATGTTGTAAGCGTGACCATCAATGCAGGGAGAATCGCTATCACCATTGTTAGCAATACAAAGGAAGAAAGCAATAGTTTTGTTGCCACGCAAAACTTTAACAATCTGCTCACGATTAAGTTGCAAATCGAGAATAGTTTGTGCCTTGTCTTTGTTGGCAGAGTAGGAACAAACTGCAACCGAATCATAGGAGATTTCGTATGCCCATGCTTTGATCATTGCCTCAGCATCCTCTACATTTCTCTCCCATTTGTTGTTAGGAGAAAGTGCAGCGATAACACCTGCAACGATGTCAGAATGAACACCATACTTTTCGCCCAAAGTAACACAAATGCCATAGGCATTGTTATACCATTGGGCACCAGTTTGCCGATCCAGAGTGTTGCTCTGGAAATACATTGCGATGATCGAATCGGTGTGTGCCATGGGGGTGGGTTGGCGTTGATCGAATCCTACAGCATCGGGGGCACCCTGCAACGGGTTTTCTGATCAGTCTCGCTTATGGGTCGCATCAGAAATGCTTATAAGCCAGGGGTTGACTTTTAGGGGGCACCGCCCCTACGCTAGAGGGCGGGAGGGGTGGGAAGCATACAATACTTAAGTATAAAAAAAACCCCGCTAGTTGCGGGGTGTGGTATGATCTTAGAACTCTATGATCCAGTCTGGATCTTTGTTTATATTAACCCAGAAGTGATTTTTACCATTCACACTTGTAAGAAATACTTTATCACCTTTATGCTGCTCTACAATACATTCATCAATTCCACCCATAAGATTAGCAAATCGGTTCTTTGCTTTTTTAGATACAGGCGTCACGAATGCGGTTTCCATTGTATCAGAAATCGATTGGGTTCAAGGTAGCACCATCACTATCATCATCGCCACTAGTGATAGTTTCCAGAATCTGGAGAATTTCTTCACCAGTTTGACCTTTACGAAGGAGCGAGAGAAGAAGCGAACGAGTTTCCATGTTAAAGAGAAGAATTTCAATGGTGTGTTGTGTGTATCTCGTCGAGATGTTATGATATAACTCGACGAGATTATGATGATTAACTAGTCGAGATTAATCATAATCAAAATCGGTTGAACTTTCTGAATAGTCATCATACTCATCAACTTCATTAAGCATACGCTTTGCCTCAGAAGTTAATTCTTCACGAGGTTGGCATTCATCAACAAGATCAAAGATGGTGAACTCTTCGGTGTCGAAAAATTGTTCCATGGTTCTTTATGTTGATTGTGGAATGGGAGGAGTTGCCTCCTCCCGTATTGTACTATCAGGCGGCGGTCACTGCAAGCAGTTGCTCAGTCTTGATAGCATTGTTTACAAAACGACCCACCGACTGCTGTTCTGCAATCACGGTGCTCAGTTGAGACACGAACATCTCAACATCTTGCACACCGTAGGTATACTCACGACCACCGTTGAAGGTGATGGTCACTTTACCATCATTCACATCAGAGATGCTTTCGATGGCAGAAGAGGTAAAAGCGAACTGAGACATAATTAAATCACAATGTAAGGGTTTGAGTGAAGTGTTTTGAGCGGGATGCTTCACCCCCGCTTGTTGATAACAGATTAAGCGATCCCTGGCAGCATGTCAAGCGGTATGTGCCAGTTCAAGAATTGGGTAGGATGGGAAGCACTCAGTAGAGTTTTATGGTATCAATGACAATCAAGATACCAACCATCCTGTAATGATTTATACTTTAGGCATTTTCTAGAAGTTCGGGGTTATACTCTGTCACTTCTTCAATCAATTCCTCATCAGAATACGATGAAAGATTGTCCTTCAGAGTGTCATAAACGAAGCACTCCATTGTCTTCATGTCCATCCCATCTAGGATCTGCTGAGCATAATCAGCGATGAGAGAATCACGATCAATTTGCATTAGGAACCTCTTGAATCACTTCAGTGACAGTGATGATTTGTTTGTCTTCGTTGATGTAATTAGTTTGGATCATGTTAGGTCCAACTTGAACCTGACCGATCATGTAAGCGGCAGCAAGAAGTTCAAACATGATTCAATAGTGATGACGGGACATTACACAGTTGGGATCATTCCACCAATCCGAATCTTCATAATGCTCTTCAGATTGATTATACTCTTCTTCCGACATTGCGGGCATCGGAACATCATCAATCCAGGAGAGTTCAGGCATGGGATTCAGTGGTGAACGAAGTAATCTTAGGGCATGATGGGAGGCACGGATGCCCCCCTGTGACAGTTCTTAATGTGTCAGTCGATCTTGAACCGCTCAAAACCGATCAGTTCATTATACTGAGACATCATCGATTTCAGAGTTTTACCAGTGCGATCAAAAGACTTTACAATGCTGTGATTGCAGTTGTCATGATACACCAGTTGCCCATGAATACCCATGACAGTTGCAATAGGATTCTTGCGGAAGGATTGAACACCTTCAGCAGCAATCTTGCGGTTAAAAACTTTAACCTTACCGTCAAAAGTATAAGCGTTAAGATACTCGCGGAAGATGGGTTGAATTTCTTCTTCAGTGAGAGAGATCTTTTCTTTTTTAGGTGCCAGAAGATCTTCCATCATCTTAGAGATGGCACGGAAGCGAATACGATCCTCACGATCTTCAAACACATTGAGAATACCAAGATTCTCAACCGCTTGATAGTGGGTCTCAAAGAACTGCAGATCGGTTTCGGTAATCATTGGGGTTCAGTGGTGAACAAACGTAGTTTGGCATGGGGTGGGTCAGGAGTCAACCCCCTGACCCATAAGCGTTACTGATCAGACATCATAGAGTTTGTAATGACGGATTTCGCTACGATACCATGCACTTTCAACAGGATCCTTTTCGTTAAAACTTAATACAAAGTTTGCCATTTGAACACGGTGCTCACAAACATCTTTGAGAATGTCGGGATTACGTTGGAAGCAACCGTTGAGATCAGCGATCATGGTGGTTCAGGTGTTGAACAATCAAATCATACCACGGCGACCGAGATCTGCCCAAACATGGGACGGTGCTGCAGCTGGCACACCAGTGGCGGTGGCGTTCTTCACCCACACCAGTTGGCGGGTGGCGATGTCAGAGGCACAAACCAGAGTCATGGGGTTCTCCCGTGGTGACCTTCAAATCATACCACACCAGCACCCCCTGGCAAGGTCTGTTACAAAACATAAAAAAAGACCTGGGCACCACCCCAGGTCTTGATACCATATCCACCCATTAATTTAAAAGAATATTAACTGCGTAACAGTGTAACTTTTAGGGCAAACACCTTCCCCATTATATTACAGGAACTCTGCCATATAATAATCTACTGTAATTTCTAACTTAGCCGCTTCTTCCTCAAATGCACATAGGAAAGCATCATCAATATCCAGATTGTCGTTGTCATGAGAGCAGAACATATCAAGCGTGGATTCGTGCATGAGTGCCTCTAGAAGGAGAGTTTGGACCTCTTATGGTACATTATACCATTGAAGAGGTAATAGGGACGGGGGGACTTGAACCCCCACAGAGTTGCCTCCGACAGATTTTAAGTCTGTTGTGTCTACCGATTCCACCACATCCCCTTGTGGTTGACTAGATCATAATAACATGATTATTTGATCTAGTCAAGTGATGCGTCACGTATCTCGTCGAGATTGATATGATACGTGACACGCATCTAGTCGAGATCTGTGTATGGTTTCATACCAATTCGATCTGCGACACACATAATCAGTTCTGCTAGAACTTCATCATCAACTTCACCAAGTTTATCGGTGATGATTCCACCAATGTTAGTGTGGAGGAAATCTAACCATGCACCAGTCTCAACAAGTTCTTCAGTAACTTCTTCAACAAGTGCAGCAGCAATTCGGTTGACTGATTTGTTAGAGAGTGACATGATCAACTCTCCCCTGCAGAATCCATTGCACCCATGATCTTTTCATAAAGATCATAAACATTGCAACCAACACGCTCACTTACCTCATCCCAATCATCATGGAAGGAGATTAGATCAGAGAGAGCAGAGAGTTCGTTAATGGTGAAGTTCATTGGTTTGTTTGAACTGAATGAAGTATAGGGCAGTTTAGCGTCTTGCCCAGGACCAGTGTGACAGTTATGCTGCTGTCACGTAGTTGGGGATGTCCACACGTTCAACAGGTCCCCAACCGATCTTGTATGCTTTCCAGTTACCATTGAGATCATACAGGTAAGCATACTCTTCGCCACCCATTTTACCAGAGACAAACATATCGAAGTCAGTGACATCTGGTTCGTTATTCTCACCACGCTCAGAATGATACAGTGGTTGAGGATCACGAGTGTTGGAATAGGACCAACTGCCCGCATCATCTTCGATGATCTTGCCGTTCTCATCCCGAAGAGCAGCACTCTCCCAGGTGTGAGTGGTACGAAGAGTTGACATTGAACCACCATCGATGAGTTCTTGTACATCATCGCGGTTCTGATAGTGCTCTACCAGAATGCGACCGTTGTTCTCTACATAACCATCCCAGTGGCAGTAAACACTAACCACAGAGTGATCAGGAAGTTCGTAACCGATGCGAGAGCGGGTTCCCATTGTTTGGTTGAGTGGTGAACGATTTAAATTTAACCGATGGTGGGGGTCCTGTCAACCCCCTTGTGCCAGTTCAGAGATTGGACAGGGCAACCAGTCGGTTACGGATATCATACACCTCCATGTCATCCATGTCAACAGTACTCATATCCACAGGAGCGAACTCCTCCAGGTTAACAGTTCCGTCTGCATAGATGGGTGCAAAGTACAACTCATCACCGTCCTCTTGAGACAGAGTATACACACAACCATGATTGGTAGATGTCAAAAAAATCATCGGTCGAATTGCGTTTGCCCAGCAACTATAACCGCTGCTCCTAGGACCTTGTGCCACATGTGACCAGTTCACAAACTGGCACCCAATGCAGGTTTTGCGGGCGTTCTGATGTATCTTTTGTAGACAACCAGAAGAGGGGAGAGGTATCCCTGAGGACGACAATACATCGCCACTTCCCCAGCTTTGAAATACTTATACACATAAGGGTGCGTCATACTTGACGCATCAGGATCCCTTATGCTATGATGTTATGTTACCAATGATAGTCTAGGTCTTCGACATAAGATTTGACACTCTCTGCAGGATTAAGATCAAACAACTTCTCCCAGTTGATATTATGAGGATCGAAATCTCCAAGAACGTCTAGTTCTAGAGTGACGCGATACTTGTGCTTCTGTGCTTCCAGGAATGCGGTGTTACCCATGAGAACTTTGTGCGAACTGTGTACAGTGTACATGATACGGCAAGTCTTGTCAAGTGACATCACATGATCTCGTCGAGATCTTATTGATGTTATATATGATACTCGTCGAGATAATTGTGACTAATTATGATGTTATGTGATGATACTGTGACATGATATCGTCTAGATTGTATGATATAATACTGATGTTATATTGTGATATGACTCGTCGAGATCTTATGATATAATGATAGTGTTATATGATTATGTGATCTAGTCGAGATATAACCGTGCAGTCTCGTCGAGATCCTGGGAGTTGACAAACGGGGGCGTGTGTGATAAAATGCCGCGTCCTTATATTTTTTGGGCGGGGGGCTTGACATTTTTTCGCGGTTGTGCTATAATACGCAGTCTAAGATCACAAGGATCCAGAGGTATAAAAGGTATAATAACCAAAGGATTCAGTACTATTATAAGAGATAATAACACTATAAGACTACCATATAACACTAATGTAATACGATAATAAAAACACTATTATATGTTTTTTAATACATTTTTTAATATAAAAACATTAAAAACTATACTTTTACATCATCAATCGTCATATAATTCTTCAATACATCATACGTTAACTTCTTATACTCACCATGAGGAGGAATCAGTATAGGTCTACGATGACCAGTAAAGGATGTACTCTCTACAAAGTCTAATGTATTCTTCTTAGAGTGAAGATAAGGATGAATAAAAATTAAATAAGGATTATCTGTCTTAGGTAAGTTAAACGATGCAATAGTATTAC